CTTACGCCACACGTCTCGCATATCCTGGGTCACGGCCATGTACTCGACGTTGGGAATCTTGGGTCGTTCCTGGGTCCCGTGCGTACCCTCAACGCCCAAGAACCTCACGTCCGGCATTCGGCGTGCCAGCTCCTGGAACACGTGCACGCCCTTGTTCTCCTGGAGATTCACCAGGGTAACCGCGGACCCGGTCTCCTCAACCAGATGACGTTCTACTTCCAGCGGCGGATGAACGACGATGATGTCCTTTTCCAGTCCACTGAGACCCGCGGCACCGGCACGGCGAACCGAGCCTCCGACCCACCACGTATTGAAGACTTCCAGCTCTGCGTTAAGGGCCTTAATGTCCTCAATATCGTATCGCTCGTTGTGGTAGACCGCGACCACGCGGGCGTCCGGAAACTCCTGAGACAAAGCCTGAACTACCCGGGCGCCGGGCCCATGATGCGTAATGATAATATCCGGGACGATCGGGGAATCGTACCCGACATGAACCGGAGTTCCATCGTAAACGTAATCATCCTTGGTGTACCGGTCATCCGAATACCCAAGGGAAAGAATGTGAACCTCGAACTCGCCGCGCGGGAGCGCGTCCAGCATATGCTGTAGCATGCGCTCAGAACCAGCGGCAAGATAAGGCATCCAACCATGAACCACGGCCAGGACCTGAGCCTTTCGACCCAGGTCCTGGCGCGGGTTCACATGTCGTTCTCGGAGCTTCACAGGCTGCGCGCCCTGAGCGATCATTCGAAGCATGACCTCGGTCGGGCCACTCATCAAAGTTCCCGCCTTGGCGCGCACCTGCATGTCAACTCCTAGTCGGATCAGCTGTTCGGAACCGCGTCCGTGAACTTCACGAAGTCCTCCGGGTCCGCCACGAGGACACCAACACGGGCCTCGATACGGACCAGGACCAGGTTGTCCTGGAAAGCGGAGATCGTGGTGCCCGAGCGCACGATCGTGGCGCGGTTGTCGTAGTCGACACGAATGTCACCGATGAGTCCGTAGAACACGCGGCTCCAGTCACCGGCCCAGCCAACCGCGGTTCCCTGCTTCACCTGCGTGAGCAGAGCCGACGGGCGGCCCAGGAGACGTCCGTAGCGCTGTACCGACTCCGTCTCACCTACCATGGTGTCCGTGAACAGGGGACGCCCGTTCAGGTCCACGGCCTCGTTGAATAGAGGCTCGGTCACGGCGTCGAACGTCGATCCCGTCCATGCGCGCGGGGAACCGGCGCTGGTGTCGCTCACCAGAAGCTTCAGGCCCTCGTTGAGGTCCTTCCACAGTCCACCCTGGGCCGGGAGCGTCGAGCCCAGCTCGATAGCCTTGGTGGTCTGGTTGATGTACGACTGCCCGGCGATTCCACCCCCCGTGATGGCCAGAAGGTCGACGGCGCGACCGAAACCACCCTGAGCGTTGGCCACAATCTCAGCCAGCAGATTCATGGAGTTCTGGTCGGTTACCGACTCCTCCGTGACCGGGACAATGGTGGCCCACTTGCGGACCGTCATCGGCTTGTTGGAGATCACGGCGTCGTTGATGGGCTTCGAGGTACCCTCATTCACCCATCCACCACCGATGTCGGTGGTGAAGACCGGGACCGTAGCACCCGACCCGGTTACAGTTACCCGCGTAGCGTTGCGGAGGACGAAAGAGTCCTTGCGCGAGCGCGTCAGCAGGGGGGCAGCCTCAGCCTGAGGAATGACGAAGCTACCCGAGGTCAGCATAGCCATGCTGGATCACTCTCCTTGTTCAGCAAAGTGGCGGGCGATTGCCTGAGTGAGGCCCTCGTGCTCCGTCAGTGGAGCAGCCGCGCCGTTGGTGTTGGTGCGATCCCCCGTAGCGTGGCTTACGCCACCATTTCCGAGAGACTGCTTAAACGCCTCGGCGTCAGCCTTGAGCGCATCCGGGGAGTCACCCTTGAGGCGATCCGCGAAATCTAGGGGAAGCTCCACGGCACGCGCAGCATTGATCCGCGCTAGCTGAAGCTCCGTCTGAGCACTAGCCGCCAGGACCTGGGCGTGCTCTTCCTGAAGGGTGGTGTACTTGTTCGTAATCTCCTGGGCCGCGTTGATCCGCTGGGTCAGTTCGTCCAGCTTAGTGTTCGCCTGGGAAACAACGGTGTCACGCTCGACGATCTTGGCCTCAAGCTCGGAAGCCTTTAGCCGATTCGTCTTAGCCTCTTCGCGAAGTTCCCGGATGTACTTCTGGGTGTCTTCGTCGAGAGTGGAAATATCGCGATCAGTCATGATCAGCTCTGCCCTTCAGGGTCAATGGTCTTAAGTTGCTTCACGAGTCCGGCCAGATCGGTCTTTCCACCGTTGGCCTTAACGGCCTTCTCGTACTTGGCCTGTGCTTCGGCAACCTGTTCGGCGCCTGGATAGTCTTCCTGGCCCTTGAGAACAAGCTGAACCTCGCACGTATCCCCGATGTGGAAATGCGCCTGGTTAGGGTCGCTGCGCTTAGGCCCGATAGAAATCAGGACAGTGCAGAACGGGCACGACGGCGGCTCCGGATCAATACGAGCCCAACCCTCAAACCGAGGGTCACGCATCGCGAAATCGATCAGGGTTCCGCGCTCTGCATCCCTAGCCCAGTGGTCAGCCTTTCGAGAGATCTCGTCCAGATGATCCGTGGTGATAGTCACGTCTAGAGAATCGGTCTCTGGATCTCGAAGCGCCTTCTCGATGGACTGAATCCATACCTTATCGTCAAATCGGTTCAAGACCACCGGCTTGAATGGCTTACCGTCCGACCCGATAGCTTCGCGGTACTGCCGATTGGCGGACATGGCCAGAGTGGACCGAGCCCCGCGAACCGAAGAAACAGAGCGCTTAGCCATCTCAGCGGCAAGCTCAGCGGAACCGGTGCGCCCCACGTAAGGCACGAGAAGCTGAATTACACGCTTCGTCAGGGTCTGCGAGACCTTGTTTCGTGCCTTACGTGCGGAACGCGCGGTCACTGGCCCTCAGCCGGAGACGATCCCTGAGGTGCTTGCCCCTGGGGTTCCGGCTGGGTATGATCAGCTACAAGACGCTGAAACTCGGCTGACTCCTCGAACTCGCGGATACGCTCACGATCCTCAGGAGAAACACGGAGGATGTTCCAGATCATCTCACGGTCCACGGTGATCTGCCCGTTAATCGAACCGATCTGGGATAGCTTGAGCGCTGCGTCCGCCTGAGCGGACGGAGTCGGAGTCGAAGGATCTGCCCACTTCACGGCCTGACGGCCCGGGTCCACGTTCATGAGCCCGGCCACCACAGCCACGACCATAAGGACTGGCTTCGTGAACTGATCGCAGATCTCGCGCGACCTGATCTCTAGACGAGCATCATTCTCGCGGATAGCGTCACCCGAGGCACCCTGGGCCTCTGAGGAAATACCCCAGTACCCGAGCGGAATACCCGAGATCTCCGACGCCTTACGCCCGTACAGCATGGCAGCCTCAACAAACGGCTGGAGCTGCGCAGACTGCCACTGGTCCAGCTTCACATCGCCGGACAGGGCCAGGATCGAAGTCATGTACGTTTCGAGCGTACTGAGATCAGAGATCGACTCCGGAAGCGCAGCAATAAGCGCACGCTGAGGAACGGCCAGGGCATCGGCGGCGATAGCCAGGCCCGTAAGGTTCCTGGAACCCTGATCCTGAAGCCCGTAAAGGTCCCGAGCCTCGGCGCGACCGTATGGCTCACCGGCGCGAGAACGATTCAGGAGAGGCACCATGAGCAGGCCCTTGTTGGGCACAGATCCGGAAGCCTCTTCGTACCACGGGTCCGTAGGAATCGAACGGGCCAGGACGTTGGGCTGGATAGCGAACGTGGTCCAGGTGCCCGGGGTGTAAACCGTGACACGCTGCGGGTTCGCGATCGGACCCTTGTTTACGTACCACGGTGGCCTGTGAATTCGCATCACGGCCAGGATCTCAGCCGTGTCCGGGTCCTCCCAGAACGCGCCATCGCGACCCCGGATAGCCTGGAAATTCACATCTCCGCCACCCATGTCCACGACTCGGAGGTATCCGGTGCCTGTTGCCAGAGATTCCAGCACGGCACGGTTCAGCTCTCCTGAGAGCGCGGTACGAAAGTCCTCAGCTCGATCCTGAGCGTCCGGCCATACCAGATCTTCAAGCTTGACTCGGTCCGCGAATGCATTGGTAGCCACTCGAACTGCGGGCCACGCCGTACGGAATCGGGCCAGGGCCGGTGGAATCGTGGAACCGATATTCACCGAGCTAGGCTCTGCTCGGAAATACCTGTCGGCACGCTCTAGGAACGGGGACTGATCCCTGTAAATCCTCATCAGCTCATCAAGAGCGTCGCGGG